AGTTAATGGTACTGGAACTTGTGCATCTACTATTGTCGGTCTTAGATATTTTAATTGTCGTAATCTTAATAATCAAACTACAGCAGGAAACTTAATTGGAACAATAGATGACTTTGAATTTTACAACGGAGTAACATCAGTAACACCTGCTACTTGGACTAGAGAGGGTTATGGAACATTACAAGCTTATGCTGAAAGTGCAACAGCAACAGGTGGGTATGACCAATCTAATACACTTTCAACTGCTATTGATATATCATCATTAACAGCAGGAGCTGAAATTGTATCAATAGGTATTAATGCAGGAACAGCCGCAGGAAATGTTTTATTAGGTTTGTATCAAGGTGTAAATCCATTACCAACAGGAGCTACTAAATTAGCAGAAACAGCTTCTACTACAATGGTAGCAGGAATACAATATATTGATTTGACAACACCTTATGTATTAACAGCAACAGATATTTCAAATGGTGTTATTACAGTTGCAATAGCCCATGATTCAGGTAGTGCAAGATTATTTGCAAATTCAACTTTAACAGCAAGAAGCATAAAGGCTAGTAATACTGTTTCAAATGGTATGCCTTCAACTTGGACAAGAGATGTATCAAGTAACGGTGGTCATTTCAACGTATATTTGGGGTATTATAATTGAGCCAAGAATACTATGACCACTTAAACGAGGGGAAAGAATCTTTATCTAATATCGGAGTGAATGTATAGACATGGTGGAATATCTTGCAGGTAATAGGATAAGAGGAACGAGTGCTGAAAAAACAAGTTTAACAATTAATGTATCACCAGCTACAGAGGCAATTTATGATGCACTATCTGAATCCGATGTATCAACATCTGCAATTTATGGATCAGGAGCAAGTGATGGAAGAACAGGTGTTCGAATAGATGCTGGACATAGTGGAATTGGTAAATATATCAATAAAGTTATTTTTTATGGAAATAAAGAAGGTAGTCCAACAGGAACTTATTATTGTAAAATTTTCAATAGTTCTAATGTTGAAGTAGCTACAAGTTCAGGGCAAGATATATCTTTACTTAATGGTGGTGGAACTAATGGAACTAGAGCTAATAATGAACATACCTTAACAACGTTTCACCAAATTGCATCAGGTGATGTAATAGCTTTTACTTATGCTGGTGGTGATTCTTCAAATCATCTTTTAGGTTATTCTTCTTCAAATAGTTTAATTACAAATACAACACCTGTTTGGAAAAACCCATTCGCTTATAGACCTGATAGAAATATTAAACAAAAGTTTGATAGTAGTCCTGCATCAGCAGTTGTCGCATTAAATATTCAAGATGGCTCTATATTCTATGAAACTGACACTAACAAATCCTATGTATTAAATTCAGGCACTTGGACTGAGGTATAACCAATGGCTCTTAGAGCAGTATTCCAAGAGACTGTATGTCAAAAAGACACTTATCAGGCTCAGACATTATTAGGTACTAAAAAGGTATTTCAAGCCAATACATTTGCAGGCAATGCCTACCAAACAATATTTCGTAAAATCATTGGTGCTGTATTCCAAATAGGCGTGTTTCAAAGACTTGTTGCAAACTTTCAAGATGATGTGTTTGATGTCAGTGGTGTATTCACAGGCAATGGCAGGGGTACATTCCAAGGATATGAAATTTCACTCACAGTATTCCAAGACAACATGGCTGATGTCAATGTGTTCCAGTCGACGTCAGGAAAAAGCATTGTTAGGGTAATAATAGAGACTATAAGTTCGTCTCACATAATATCATCCTCAAGAATGTTAGCAAGAATGATATCAGAAACTATAAACTCGGCTGACTATAGAGGAACTGGCAGGGTACTTGCAAGAACAGTAAGTGATATCATAAACATTACTTTAACAAGTCTTAAACTTAGAGGCAGGGGTGCAGTTGTTGGTGACACTGTAGGAATAACGGAGTCTATAGATAGAGCAAGAGCCCTCTTGGCACGCGTGATTGGTGAAACAGTAGGTATGACTGTTACAAACTATAGAAGTAAAGTGATGAGTAGAATGACTTCTGCCACTGTTGGTATCACACTTAGTGTTGATAGAAGTAGAGTACTTGGTCGTGCCATTAGTGATATTATAAACTCAACTGACTTTAGAGGAACAGGTAGATTAATCAGCAGAATTATTAGTGAGATTTCCAATATGAGTGACAGTTTCAACACATATAGAGACCGTTTCAACACGACATCTGACACAATAAACACGGTAGAAACTAACGATAGGGCTAAGATAATCAACCGTATGATTTCAGATTCAATAGGAATGACTGTAACTAATAATATTACCAGAGGATTGAACAAGGCTGTGCAACTAACTGTTAATATGACAGAGATTAATGACAGGGTTAGACCACTCATTAGAAGTATTGTGGAGACAGTATATGCTGGTATTAGTCACTTCCAAGGAAATGTATTCAGTAAGATTGTATTCTATATTGACTTCCCAATAACATCAATGATTAAGAATAGAATTAACAATGATGTAATATCAATACAAAAATATACAGTATATCAAAATAATGTATTCCAATGGAATATTACTGCTGAACCTATAAGAGTTAGAGAACTTAACAGAATGAGAAATGAATCCATATCTGTAGATGACTTTAGAGGAAGAATTAGAGACGTTGTAAGGGCAATAGGAGAAAGTGTTGCAGTAAGCGAAGTTACTAGTATATTTAAGAGTCTTATCAGAATGTTGTCTGACGACATGTCTATGAGTGAGGTCAATGACAGATCTAGAGTATTACTAAGACATATAGTGGACAGTGTAGATGTAGCTGACTTTAGAGGAAGAATTAGAGATATCGTTAGAATAATTAGCAACAACTTATCCATCAGTGAGGTCAACGACAGGGTCAAGGTAATCAATAGAATTGTATCCAACTCGTTGTCAATCAGTGAAATAAATGACAGAGTCAAAGTGATAAACAGAATGATATCTGACTCATTGTCAATCAGTGAGGTCAACGACAGGGTCAAGACCATGATTAGAATGTTAAGTCAAAGTGTATCATTAACAGAAGCACATGATAGAGTTAGAACACTTAGCAGAATAAGAGATGAAAGTGTCAACGTAGATGACTTTAGAGGCAGGATTAAGGAGATTATTAGAGTAATTAGTGATATTATAAACATGTCAGAGGTAAATGACAGAGTTAAACTCATCAACAGAATAATATCTAACTCAGTATCTGTAAGTGACTTTAGAGGCAGGATTAAGACCATAGTTAGAATGATTAGTGAGAGCATGTCATTGGCAGAAGTTAACACAAGAACAAAAATAATCAACAGAATAGACAGTGCCATATTGTCAATAAGTGAAGCCAATAATAGAGCCAGATTGATTAACCGTATGATTACAGAAAGTGTTGCCATTGACATGTTCAGAGGCAGAATAAGACAGATTGTAAGAATGATCAGTGAGTTAGTCACCCCATCTGAAACCAATGTCAGAGTCAGAGTACTTAACAGAATAAGAGACGAATCTGTAGGTGTTACTCAGTTCAGAGGCAGAGTTAAGGTAATGGTCAGAATGATTGGTGACAGTATATCATTGGTCGAAACCAATGTCAGAGTCAAGTTAATCAACAGAATGATAAGCGAGGTTACCACATTATTAGAAGTCAATGACAGAGTCAGAGTACTTAACAGGATTAGAAATGACAGTGTTGGAGTAACAGACTTTAGAGGCAGGATAAGAAACATAGTCAGAATGATTGCAGATATAATAATACCATCAGAGTCAATGAATTACTTTAAACGTATATTCGTAACCAACAACGATACTGTAAACGTATCTCAGTTCAGAGGAAGAATTAGAGTCATGGTCAGAATGATCAGTGAGAGTATGTCATCATCAGAGACATTGGAAAGTGCAATAGGAAAGGTAATAATTATTAGTGAAACAGTAAATGCTGTACATTCATTGGTAAAAGTACTAAGATATGGTCTTAACAGAACGACCAGAGATGTAGGCACATTCGCAAGAGCAGTCGATGTAAAACTATTTAAACGAGATGAGACAACCAAAGGAGTAGACCGATGAGCATGAATTTAACAGGAAGAGCCACAGAGTTCTTTGTAAAAGTGGGAAACAGGGCAGTATTGACCATCACCATAGTGGATTCTAACAATGTCAAAAAGTCTCTACAAGATAATATGACATATACTACAGGTAAATGGAAGGTATGGAAGCCAGATGGAACCCTTATAATAGACGGTGTACTGGTATTTGAGGACAGACCAAACGGAATAGTCTCATATAGACTAGCAGCATCTGACGTGACAATAGAAAAAGCAGGTATTTGGGAGGGTGAAGTAGAGATATTTGACGGTGATGGTGACATGAGTGAACAAACGAAAACTTTTAATTTCACCATTGAGGAGAGTTATTAATGGCAAATTTAACAAATACGGTCGGTGGCAAATGTGATGTTTGCGAACACCATCAGAATCAACATTCATCTCCAGATGGATGTAGTGCATGTGACTGTCAATCAAGAGGACTTCAATAGATTTATATAACACTCTTCATAATATTCATCATGCTAAAGATCGATGATATTAATGAGGAGGTCTATTTTCAGTTCCGAAGAAGCCAAATGGAGGCTATGCATACCGAAAGGTTAGGAGTCATACATGTCAGTGATATTATCAAACCTTGTATGAGAAATGTGATTTACAAAAAAACAATGCCAAACACTGGAATGAATACGGAGAGTACAAAGTCTTTATATTTTGGACAGGTGGTTCATAGTAATTCACAGGTTGCAAAGGATGAGAAATATCACGAAATGTTTTTTGCTTATGATTATGTTAGAGATGTATCATTGACACGAGAAGAAGCATTAGAGATACCACTTGAAGATGAGAGACATCTTGATATTATTTATGGCAGTGCAGATGATGTGTTAAAGATTGGTGGTAAATGGGTTATATGTGATAAAAAAACAACTGGAAGTATAGATTATTTTTCAAAGGCAACATCAAAAGCTAGTGATTCACATAAGGATCAGATTAACAGATACAGGGTACTCTTAAAGAAATGTTACGACATAGATGCAGAGTTTGGATGTGTAATTTACATTAGCAATAGAATTGAAAAAGACAAGAGAGATAAACCATCTATACTATCATTCAAATTAAGACCTGTTGAAGAAACATTGGTAGATATGATAGACAAGTCTAATATAATTAAAGATTCATTAAACAATAAAATATTACCTGAGAGAACAAAATGTTTTTTATGTGACGGTATGTGTGATTATGCAAGTGTCTGTTTTACAGATGAAAGGTCAACCTTTGATTAAAAAAACTATAAATAATAGTTTATAATAACTGTCATATAATGGAAGAAAATGGCGATATTTTTAAAATTAAGAGTGTTGGAAACAAGTTTGTAGTCAGTGAGGATAAGAGAAAAACAATATCACCACACAACAGTTTAAAACATTTTAGAGAAGCCGACATACCAGCACTATGTGACCAATGTAAATATAGAAGCATTGATGCAGGGGGTAATGGCAAGTGTCCCAAATATGAAGAGGATGCAGTTTGTGTTATTAGAAAAGATTACATATCATTCATCAATGAGTTAGATACTAGAAACCCAGAAGACCTAAAAGAGATTATGGATATAGTAACTAAAATCACATTTGAAAATGTAATGATGACAGCAACACAATCAAAGTTTGATGGTGGTGTACCAGATAAGAATGGAAGAAGTGAAATTAATGTGCTGATGAATTTAGTAAAATCACTAAGTGACCTTAACAATAAAATTACAGTTACAGAAAGAAAAGAGTTTACAAAGGAGGGTGATATCAATACAATATTTAGACAGATAAAGGCAAGGGGTATAGATGACTCGTCCAACAAATGAGGAAGTAGAAGAAAGACAGGAGTTCATGCAAACCATTGCAGACTGTGCAAAGAACCCCAGTCTATTTAGTGAAGTATTTTTGGGACACAAACTGTTTGATTACAATCAAAAATATGTTAACTGTAAAGACCGTTTCATAGTGTATAGAAGTGGAAGACAGGTGGGTAAAACCATGTCAACTGCCGCCAAGGCAGTACACTTTGCATTCTTTGCACCTCTAATGTTAAAGACGGTAAAACATGAGTGTACAATAGTTATCGCTGCACCTACACAAAATCAGGCTACCATCATGTTCGACAGGATTAGAAGTCTGGTTATCAACAATGCATTTCTCAAAGGCTACATAGTAAGAAACACACAGAGTGAACTGTGGATTAACTTCCTAGACAATACTGGAATGAGCAAGATCATCACAAGAGCAACAGGTGAGACTGGTGTTGGACTGAGAGGTTATTCTCCTCACGTTATTATTGCGGACGAATGTTCCTTCATCAAGACCGACATACTCAGGGCATTCCTTCCATCTGGTATGGCTACGCAGGCAAAGGTATGGCTTACGTCAACTCCGTTCTCCAAGTCAGGTTACTTCTATGAGGCGTGTATGAACAGCAAACCTAACAATCCAGAAGGCATGTGGACAGAGTTCCATGTCAAGTCCATGATGAATCCACTGATTGCGGAAGATCCTGTATTCATTGAGGAAATTAAGAGACTTACAAAGGAGGAGTATGTGCAAGAGGTAGAGGGTGAGTTCCTAGATATAGGAGATGCACTCATACCAAACTCACTAATCATGGAAGCACTTACTGACGGTCATCCTAAAGGCAGGGTAAAATACTATATGGGTGTGGACGTTGCCAGAACAGGTCGTGATGAGACAGTGTTCACGGTTGTAGGAGTTGATGAGGACGATGTGGTATACCTTGAAGAAGTATATGCAGAGTCACAAAGTAACGTTGTTGATGTGGCAGGCAGAATAGGAGACTTTGTACAACAGTTCCATTTGGAAACCGTGTTCATAGACGAGACAGGTCTAGGTGGTGGACTGGTAGACTTGTGCAGGGAAAGAGATATTCCTACAAGAGGTGTAATGTTCTCATTGCAGGAAAAGGCAGACATGTACAAGAATCTCAGATTATTGTTTGAAAATCACAAGATTAAACTAAAGAATATTAACAAAATGGTATATCAACTGTCATATCTTAGAAGGGAGTATACAGAAAGTGGTATTATGAAGATTAAATCATATGAGCATGACGACTATCCCGACAGTCTTGTACTTGCCTGTAGGGCAGTGAATACAGGTGAAGGTTGGTATGTTATGAGTATGGGTAAGGCTCTAAAAGAGTCACTATTCGGTTAAATTTATATAATAATACATAGTGGTTTATATATGGATTGGCGTGAATTTTTAGAAAAGGATGCTTTAGACGGTAAAGGTGCTAATGATAAGATTAAAGATCCAAAATGGCATGATGATCCACCAGTAGAAGAAGGACATTAAAGATATAAAAATAACTCCTAAAAAATTTTTAAGAACTGCAAGAAATGCAAGTACACCTACTAGACCAGAAGGATCAAAAGATCCTTTAGCTCAAACAGAAGATAGTAAAAAACTTACTAGAAGACAAGTTAATGATGGTAAAACAACAGGATTAAATGATGCACACAGTAATCCAGAATTTGATGGCTCTAAACCAAGAAAAGGTCAATATGATATGAGAAGGGGTGATGAATTAGGTGCAGTTGAACATTATAAATATAGATTGAGACATGGTGGAACTGTAGCAAAACCAACTTTAGATACAGATCTTAAAAATAATAAAGTGGTAGGTCATGAAGGTAGACATAGGTCAAGAGCTGCAATGGAAGAAGGACTTAAAAAAATACCAACAAAATTACTTAATAATAGATTTGATGATGAAAATAATAAAAAAAGAGATCTAAAAGGATTAAAATATGAACAAGATTTAACTGAAAGTTCTAAAGAATTACCAAAAACTAGTGGAAAAGACACTAGACACCCAATGTTAGGTAGAAAAAAATCATGGGAATCATGGTTAGAGAAAAAAAATAGAACTATTAATGATGATTTCCCAAAAGGAAACCCTCCAATAAAGAAAAAACCAACAATGTTTCCTAGAATTATACGAGAATTTCCTGATGAAAAAGAAGATCCAATGGTATATGATAATAAAACTGCTTCATGGGAAGATTGGTTAGAAAAGAACAATGCCATAGAAACATCTCATAAAGAGGATGAAAAAAAGCATGAATGGGATGGTAAGTTCAGCAGTTCCACTATCAGAGATGATGCAAAGGATGAAAAGGCACAAAGTGAGGAAGAATCACTAGAGGAATTGACTGACGGTAAGTTGGAAGAGATAGAGAAACTAAAGAGTTGGGAAGCATGGTTGGAAAAAGGTAGATGGGATGAACCTAAAAGTACTGCTACTGACACTCATTTAAAAGAAGAATCAGGAAGAGATACAAGAGTTGAAGTCAACGAGTTAAATGCAGAAATTGGACAAGAAGCAACAAACGAAAGATTGGATGAAGCTGGACGAACAGGCATGTTTAAACCAACAGATACTCCAAATTTTACTTCAAAAAAACCAAAATATGTTAAAGGTGTGGAACAAACAGGTGATGATATATCTCAATCTAAAGAACATCTTAACATAGACATAGCACATGCAGCCAAATCATGGACAATTTGGCTAGAAAAGATGCAGGGAGCAGGCGATGCACGATTTGGTAACCAACATTTGACTGGATTAGACCAAGAACCAGTAAACAATGAGGAGGATGAAGCTAATATTTTACCTGAAAAAGAGGAAAAAACTGACGATAAAAGAGAAAAACATGAAGAAACTGATGATAAACCTTATAAAGGATTAAAGGCTGAGAAGAAGTAACATGGAAGACTTGAACAAAATAACTTCAACTAGAGTCGGAGATAACATTCATTTCTTTGTAAACGGTGCAGAAGATAGCGGCACAGTAGTCAAAATGAACACCAGTTTTGTTACCGTTGTAAAAGATGACGGTATATTACAAGATATTCACATTAACGATACGTTCTTCATTAAAGATATACTAGTAAACAAGACTTGGAATGACATGTCTATGGAAGAAAGAACTGTTGCATTACACGAAATTCACGCCTACAGTCCTAGATTCCTCGCAAAAACATGGCAACAACTTCCAAAAGAACTCAAAGATATATTAAAATCCAGCGTAGAACAGGGACATTATGGCAGTGCAGGCAGGGCAAGTCATGCACCTGAAACAAACATGGACATTGATGCTACAGAAGACTATGAAGGACAAACTGAAGATGAAAAGAAAGAACAGTTTAAACATGAAGAAAAAAAACCTAAAACAATTGATAAATCCATGCAAGAACAATTATGGGAAGAATGGTTAAGCAAAGACGGTGGTATGAGTGGTGGAAGTCCTCCAGCAGCAACTGGTATGCAAACAACTGGAGATACATTTAATGCTGTCTATGGTAAAGATGGTCGTATCAAAGGTCAAGGAAAAGATAAGGAAGAAGACAAAGAAGAAGAAAAAGAAAGGAAAGGATAATGGTAGTCGGTAAACCAGATTTTGAACTAAACAGTTTTGGAATTCAGTACAAGGAAAAGAAAGTAAATTACACTAATAAAAAAGCTGGTATAAACGTTTTAAGTAATAATCAAACTGAAAATGAACATGCAGCAGAAAGTAAAATATCAAACATAGCAGCTGAAGCAGCAAAAAAAGATCCAAAAAAGAAACTAACACATTCCAACCAACCAACAACTAGAAACGCTACAGCAGCAGAGGTAGCAACAGGTAAAAAATTTGAAAATAAAGATCCACAAAAACCAACAGGTACAACACCATCATCAATAACTCCTAAAGATGGTGTATTTGACAATATTCCTCAAAGTAATGATGATATGATTACACAGGAAGGTGGTAGTACTCATAGTGGAAAAGAACCAAAAATGCCTAGAAACAAATTACATGGTAGAGCACATCAAGATGCACAAGCAACATTACGTGAAAGTAAACAAAATCCAACATTGAATTCAAACAATCCTCAAGATAAAACCTCTCATACACCAGAACCAACTAATTATGAAACACCAAAAAAAATAGCAACTGCACCAAAAGGTAAAACACCAGCAAAAGATATTTTAACACCAAATAAACCTGATAGTAGAAAAACACCAGTTGGTGGATCTACACCAGATTATGTGCCTATCGAGCATAAAGGTATTTCAAATAAAAAACCAGATGGTACACCTATTGTTAAAGCAAATGAAATTATATTAAAAATGAATATTATGAAATTAGACTTGATGAAAAAAGCACCAAGAAGGGGAAGTGCATCTTGGAAAAAAGAACAGGCTGATTCACCTGAATTTCAAAATGCAGTAGTTTCTGAAACTCAGAGAAAAGCAAGAGCAAGATCAGGTAAAGGAGGTAAATGGAGTGGTGGTATGGATGACTGGACAGAACATCAAGATGAAGAAAATCCTATGACAAGAGAATTCTATAGTGGTCATGATTCGGGTTCTGAAGAAACAAGAGGTAAATTTGAAAATTCTATTGTGGATGCACCACAAACAGGGTTAGATATTTTACAAGCAGGTAAAAAAGTTAAAAAATCTGCTTCTGAAACAATATTCAAGGCAATATCACTAAAGTTAGACTTGGTAAAAGCATTAGCTAGTAATGCAGGTTCTACTCTAGTAGCAGCAGGTACAAAAAAAGGTAAACCAAATCATATTAATGATAAAGGAGTACGTACACAAGACGGTCAACATACTGTTAGAGGTAAGGGTGTAGGTACACCAGAACAAGTTACAATTGACGGTGTAAAAACTACACAGCCAAGAACGGTAGCAGTAAAACCAAAAGGCAATAAGAAAACTTCATTAGAAGGAGATATGCAAATGTCAAAAGAAATTGAGAATAAAACACCAACAGAACTTAAAGAGAGAATGGATTATATTACAAACAGTCCAGCGTATCAAGAATCAATTCACAGAGATGCACCACTAACGGAAAAAGAAGGAACTGAAAAGTTTGATAATGCTGATCCGAAAACTCAAGCAATACGTGCCAGAATTGCAGCACGAAATGCAAAAAAGAAATCTATTGATGAAATTAATTCCATGACTGATGGTATGAAAGAATTATTGAAAAGAGAGGGCGTAAAAATAGGTATGGGTGAAAAAGATACACGACAAATGACAGATAGATTTAATGAAGAATGGGGACTTCCTGATACAAAAGAAGGTAAAAATGCCAAAAGAATGTTAGATGACCATGTGTCACCTGTCTAACAACCCTTAAATAATACCCATATAAGTTTTTAATGTGGTAAGACGAGATAATGATCATTATTGTGTAGAATGTAATGCTGTGCTCCCATGGAGATATAAAGGACGACAAAGAATTTATTGTAGTAACACCTGTAGAAATGAATATACAAAAAAAAAGAAAGAATCTACATAGACGGTGGAACTCATAAGAGTCGCATATGCCTAGTTGATGGTGATAAGACTATAGTAAAGACTAGGGGTAATGACAGTATTATGTATACAAACAATGAACTGGAATACCTTGCACTCAAGTATGGTTTAGAATACATTAATAACAATTATCCCAGAAAACAAATTACAGTATACAGTGACTCCATGCTTGTTGTGAATCAAATCAATGGTAAATGGAGGGTTACAACACCAACATTGTTACCATTATACTCTAAATGTATTAAGTTACTCAGACCAAACGTGACTGTAAAATGGACTAAAAGAGATTTAAATAAAGCAGGATGGGTATTAGAGAAATTATTAAAATCTAAGTCCTAGTAGGATAAGTTGTGTTTGATTTATTACCAGCCTCATTGTTTCCATTAAAATGATTTAACATTTTAGCAAACAACACTGCATCACTCTCATACAAATCACCAGTTCTTGTTTTTTTAACAAACTTTGCAAATTTTCTAAACAATTCTTTGTCTTCCCAAGTAACACATATAGTAGTATGAGAATTACCAATCTTTCTTCTTGCCATATTGAATCATATATACATAAATATATAAACTTTTAGATAGGATATGTTTCTTTAGCCTTCTTTACAGGAATAAATGGTATGGTTATTGGCAACCAAATCATTCCCCATCTTATCCAGATCTTGATAGTCTTTTTGCTTCCATACCAGTTGTCATGGACTATAACTGTTGCAGCGGCAGCCCTAGTGTTTGCCCTTCCCTCTGGGGAATCATATATCCTAGTAATATGAGAAGTGCCAACGGCATCCTGATAGATAGCGTGCAACAACTCATGTCCGAGTGGCATTACATTCTGTCTGATAATAAACGGATTCTTGACGTCATTGACAAACATGTAGATTACTTTCACTCCTGTGACTCCCCATGCTATTCCGTCACTGGTTTCAATGTTTAGATGCTTATAATATACCTTAAAATCTTCTTGGTCGGTTACAGGTATTATGTTAAGTTCCCAGTTGTCCTCAAAGTTCTTCCATGCCTTGTACCCAGAATTACTGGTTCCGTCATGACCGTTTATCATAATGATACGCTGTATAATGTCATTGTATTTTTTCTCATCTATGTTCTTGGTAAAATAATGTATCATGATTAGCCATATTATCAACAACATATAAATATTGCCAATATATGATTAATTGTATGGGTACACAAATAAAAGGCAAATTTGCAGGTCAGTGTAAAATATGTGGAAGTGACTGGAGAGTAGGCGACAACATATATTACCAAAAAGAACCTAAAGCAATTTGTTCTGACAAGGAATGTTTTGAGGAACAAGGTGGAACATTCACACCTTATAAACAACAAGGTACGCTAACAGGTGGTACTGGTGGGTGGGGAAAAACTCCAATAATAACAAAACTACCTGATGTAGAAGTCAGTGATGATGTTAAGAAGATAACAGAGTATTGGGATCAATTTTTTGTAGTAGCACATCACAAGACAAAGTCTATTTATCCACAAGAAGATGTTAATGGTGATAGGTTCGGTCAAATCAGATCAAAAATGATGGATCAATTTATGGGATTAACAAACATGTTAAATAAATAGATTTATATAATCCTTCCTTTTTTACTAAACTATGAACGTAAGCGAAGTTCTCGACATCAAAGGTTCTCATGAGAATTCTAAAAAACTTGTTGCTGGTGATAAAATTACCATCCAAGGTTTTAAGATTAAGAACGTTGATGAAGTAGGTGCTGAAGTTGTTGAAATTTCAACCACAGAAGGACTGCGACATTCATTCGGTAAAACTGTTATTGGTCAAGCCAAAAGCGATTACTGGAAAGATGTTGTAGAAAAATGTGTTGACAAGGATGCAGCAGACGGCTTGGATGCCTATGTAGTTGAAAGGGAAGCTGAGAAGACAGGCAGAATGATGCTATGTCTTAGCATGTTTCCACCAAAAAACTAATAAATAACTCCTACCTTTTTATTTTTATTATGGATATAGACAAGCAACATGCCGAAGATTGGTCTAATGTAAAGAAATACAACGAGGACATGCTTAACGTAACAGGCGAACATAAATATGAAGTAAGAATTGCTGCGTGTGATAGACTGCTCGCAACAGTTAAATAAACTTCTACATTGTAATTTCATATGAAGACTTGTAAGAAATGTAACAAAAGAGACCTTGAATGGAACAAGCCATGGTTTGAATACAGTGGCAGATGGCAGTTAAACAATCATAAAAACAGTGATGGGGAATGGTGTGTCAACAATGTTAAAAAACAAAAGGAAAACAAACTTACAAAGAAAGACTTTACAATATGTCCATTATGCAGCGAGTCAGATTTTGGATACTGTTTGAATACCGAGTATGAAGAACACAAAAGATTATATCATCCAAATGGCGAGACTAGAACAAATGAGTATTTTCAATGTTGATATATAACTTTATATTGAGGTAATTATATCACTAAGTAACATGTTTTCAAAGAAAGTTACTATTAATCTTGAAAAGAAAGATGATATAATACACTTAGAACCGATAAGCGATATTCATATCGGTCATGTTGGTTTTGATGAAGACTTGTACAAAAAAAGAGTAAAGGCAATATGCAGAGACAAAAACAGATACACGTTCTTTGGTGGAGATGCATTGGATGCAATTACAACTTACGATAAAAGATTTAATCCTGACATGAGTTTGGAACACGACATAGACAATCAAAGACAGAGATGGCAGGACATGACACAGTCATTGATTGACATTCATACAAAGTCCAAAAATGAAAAGATATGGGGTTTCTTTCACGGCAATCACGATTACAAGATACCACAAATTACCAGATCATACTTGGAAAATACCATGTGTACTCCCAATGACTTGACGTTCATGGGAAGCCGTGGAGTTATAGGACTTGAGATTAGACATAATAAAAAGATATTATCACAATGGTCTATACTGTTCATACATGGAAGCGGTGGCGGAAAGCCAGAAAGAATGATGGAACAGATGAAACATAATGCATACTATGACGTATTCCTTTGCGGACACCTGCATCAAAAGAGGTATCAACCAGAACTGGTATACGACTTTGACTGGAAGAGTGGTAAGACTTGGGAAAGAGACATACACCTAGGCAATACAGGTACGTTTTGTAAGACTTTGATAGAAAACACAGATGGATATATGGACAGAAAGAACGAGGTTATAGGATCACAGATAGGTACGATGACGTTATCATTTAATGCAGAGGAGGGAACTATCAGTGGTCATATCTAAACCAATCAGAAAAAATAAGAGAAATCTGACAAGTATTGTGGATATAGAAAGGTCTAGAAGGGTGTCGACTCATGATAGAATTATAAATGTTTTAAAGGAGTATAAAAAGGGACTACCTCTGACTGAGATACAGTACGAAGGAAAGATCAGCAGTATGGGCAACTTACATCATACAATAAAATTCATGGTCAGGGCAGGAGAGGTAAACAAAGAAAAATGTTCTCATTGTAACAGCACTGAACTATATAAACTGAACATATAACTCTTGTATAATTAGACAAGTTTATATTCACAAAGAACCAAACATCCATATGTTTATCAATATTTGTTGGACAAAAGACGGTGAAACTAAAAAAACACTTATGGCTATAGAAAAAGCAACTCATATGGTTCAAGAACTAGAAAATAAAGGCATTAAAACTTGGTTTGAAGCAGAAAAAATTACTGCTTAAATACAAACCTACTCAATATTTATTTTTTTAATACTCTCACCTCTCTTCCCAAACATAGTTACATAATTAATTAACATTTTTGTGCCTAGGATTTTCTTTTTTACAACTTTTTTCGTGACTAAATAGTTAATTAATTAATTAACTTTATTTTTCTTGTACTACACTCTCTCTAAAATATAATTTATTAGATACACATATATATCCTCAAGTTAATTAACTTTCATGCAGTTTAAGAAAACCACTACAATATCAATAAGTCCAAGCATTGTACCAATATTTGAATCGTTTGATACTCTTAGACCAAAAAATACATCATTCAGTCTCTTCTTGGCAATGGCAGTGGAAGAGTATGTAAAATCTTACAAGAAAATAACCAATTCAAAATATCCTAGAATTATGGACAGAATGGATTTATGGCATGATTGTATCAAGGACTTGACAAATGATGACTTGGTCAAAATTAACAAAAAAGTATCTCAGTTACAAAACAAATTAAGAATGGAGTTAGAGAGTAGGGTATGACTGATTATGATAAAACAGTAGAGTATACTGACTCAGCAAAAGTAGACCGTGTAGTTAAAGCATTAATAGATAATAGATATACAGATGTTATAGACAGTCTTAGACCAAACAGTACTATATCAATAAACCCATCACAAGATGGTTTCATAGACATTTATTTACAGTACCCAAATGACTTTATTGAAGTATTACGTAATGCTATTTTTCGTGTAAAGACACAGAAAGACGGTGACTTTGAATTAGTCAAATCCTCATTTACTGATATTAAAATAAATCTTCTCGGTGAATTGCTTATGAACATGCATGATATCAACACCAAGCATGAAAATACTACAGTTACATTTGAGTGTCAGGTATTGGCAACAGATTCTCCAAAATCCTATATCAAAGAAGCTAAATTTGATTGTGTTTTATGTGGAAATGAAGATGAATCCAAGTGCAATATTGATAGAGTTATAGTTCCTCCAATATGCTCTAATCCAGCATGTAAAAAGGCAAAAATGATGATACGAACCAGTGAGATGATTACAGATGACATACAGACCATACTCATGCAGGAGCCAATGGACAAGAGTAAAAAGAGTTCACCTGTAATATTTACAGGCAAACTGGTAGGTAAATTGGTCAGAACATCATATGTTGGACAGAATAAACTCATCACAGGCTTGTTTAGAACTGCCGTTGACTTTAAGAAAAACGAGCATGAGGTGTTTATAGACGTAATGTCAGTACAGGATATGGATGAAAACAAGCCAACACTGCCTGAAGAGACTGAAATTAAGCAGCTTACCGTTGACTCAAAACAGGACGGATTCATAGACAAGATAATAAATTCATTTGCACCAGCAATATTTGGCTATAATGACATCAAGTTAAGCATATTGTTGCAGTTGGCAGGTGGAGTTAAGACTCAAAAGAGGGGGGATATCAACCTGTTTTTAATAGGAGATCCAAGTATGGCAAAGTCAGAACTGTTAAAATTTGCAAGCAAACTTGTTACAAAGTCAATATACACAAGTGGTAGAGGTTCATCAGCAGCAGGACTTACGATAGGTATTGTAAAGATGTCAGATGGAAGAAGTATTGCACAGGCAGGAGTACTGCCAATGTGTGATGGCGGTCTAGCATGCATAGACGAGTTTGACAAGATGGGTGAACAGGACAGAAGTGCAATGCATGAGGCTATGGAACAGCAGACAGTAAGCATAGCAAAGGCAGGAATAGCAATGACACTACCAAGTCGTACAAGCGTACTTGCAGCAGCCAATCCAAAATGGGGTATGTATGACAGTGACAACTCTCTAAGAGATAACATCAACGTGCCAGCACCATTGTTGAGTAGGTTTGACTTGATATGGTTAATTCAGGACAAGGTAAACATGACAAGTGACAGACTTAAGGCAAATCATATCTTGGAATCATTTGAAATGTCTATGGGTGACCGTTGTTATTTAAAAGAGGATGACTTGGCTAAGTATATCAACTATGCAAGAACCTTCAGTCCAAAACTCAACGAGGAAGCAAAGAAATTACTTTTGGATATCTATGAAAAGATGAGAAATGTCAGTGCAAAGAGTGACATTCCAATAGGTATAAGACAGTTGGAGGCAATAGTAAGACTTAGTATGGCATATGCAAAACTACATTTTAAAAATGAAGTTGAAAAAAGCGATATAAATATTATTAAAATTTTACTTGAGAAACAATACGAGTCGTTTGGAAGCAGTATAAGTCAGGGTGGTGTACAGTCACAGATCTTTGTAGACGGTAAATCTGTAAAGGAGCATGATGTGTTGACAGTATGGAACTCTTGTAAGAACATAGAGGGCAATGTAAAATTGAGAGAATTTGAGAAAGCATTGATAACAAGTGGCATGACCAAGGAAAAGGCAGAGGCAACCATATCAAAGTGGGAGAACAATAATGCCATAAAACTCAACGGTGACGGCACATATACAAGGATATAGCAAGATTAATATTGAAGTGTGTTTCTTAAATTAGTGTGATGGTTGTTGAAGACGACTCTATCGAGTCAGATAATACACTGGAAGAAACTCAGACTCCCACGGAAACAACGGAGATAGAAACTGTTGATCTAGAACTCGGGGTAGATCAGCTTAAAGGTGTAGGTTCTGTCACTCAGAAGAAACTAGAGACCTTCGGTGTAACCTCACTCATAGACCTTTGTATTAGAGGTGCTCAGGAAATCAAGGAAATTACTGGTGTTGCAAAGCCAACCTGTGACTCTTGGGTATTTCAATCACAAAAGTTGTTGGAAGAAAACGGTCTTATTAGGAGAAGTGACATGAGTACAAATGAACTGTGGGCATATCAAAAAGCATATCCTGTCATTTCAACAAAGTGTGATGAAGTTGACAACCTTATTAGCGGTGGTGTAAGACCAGAGGCAACTTATGAGGTATATGGAGAATTTGGAGCAGGTAAAACACAATTCTGTAACTCTCTTACAGTTGAGACAATCCATGATGGAAACAATGTCATTTGGATAGACTGTGAAGATACATTCAAACCAAATAGAATTGCTGAGATGTTAAAGGCAAGAGAATACGCAGAAGACGACGAAGGGGTAAGTAAATATCTTAATCAAATTACTTATCTATACTGCCCAAATACAGAACAACTAATGGGAACTATCAACGGTCTTAGTAAGATATTAGATGATAAGAAACCTAAACTAGTGATATTAGACGGAGCAATAGGTCAGTTCAGGGAAGAATATCTAGGAAGAGGAACGTTGGCAGAAAGACAGATGCAGATAGCAAGACTGATGAGTCATATCAAGAACATTTCTTTTTACTTTAGATGTGCTGTAGTATTTACTAATCAAGTTCAAAGTGATCCAGCCATGATGTTTGGTGATCCTATAAAACCAATAGGTGGTAATGTCGTAGCACATGCAAGTACGTATAGATTATACTTTAAGAAGAGTGGTAAGAAAAGACTGGCAAGAATGATAGACTCACCTGAACATGCTATGGCAGATGCTGAATACATTTTAGATGCTAGAGGAATGTCTAACGTAGAATGAGATATACCTGTGAAGTTTGTGATTGGACTATAGAAGGTCAGACACAAGTAGTGAAAGATATTTTGGAGCATGAAAAAACACATGACGAAGAAAGAAGATAGTGATAACCTTAAGAGAAAGGTCGCTGCAAAAAAACAATTCGATTTAAAATGCAAAGTCTGTCACAAAAAATACGGTAAATTCTTTACGTTTCATCACAAACAATACATTGAGGGTGAGAAGATATACAAAGATTTCAAGACAACATATGACTACAATTTATACATATTACCAATAATTGACAAAGATCCCAACCGTTTTGCCCTCCTTTGTAAGTCACATCATTCAGTGGTAGAGAAACTCAAGCGATTCAAGTTGGATAAATTGGAAAGATTATTTAAGGTGGTAAAGGAGAGTAAATAATGGAAATAATAGGACAGGGAGAGGTCGCAACACTTGAGATAATCAAGGATATGTTTGGTAAAAGTTCTGAATATCTTACTCAGGTCAAATTATCAACCATGGTTACTGAAGAATACTTGGAAACATTTAGTGAGAGACAGTTGAAGGAAACAATAGATATAGTAGTGATTACACCATTTGATTATCTAGCAATAAGGGTGCAGGACAAACATCACTCCAGTGCAAGAATGGCTACAATAGACAACATACAGAAACTTATGCTTGAATGGAATGGGTGGGTAGTGGTAGATGTTTGGCACTATGAATGCAAGGAACTTTGGAAGGACAAGGTAAACAAAAGGTCAAGATTGGAGCTGGAAATGGCAATAAAGGAGTCAAGTATAGAATAATGTTTAAAGAGATACAGATAACTCAACAAATGAAAGAAAATGCAACTATAAAATCAAATGATATGGGTGTAATTAAAGGAAGTGTCCGTGGGGGTGGTGGTAATATGATAGGATTTTTAGGTGAGGAGTTAGTAAAATCTTATTTTAATATTGGTGATTCCAATACATATCAATGGGATTTAAAATATAATGATAACAAACTAGAAGTAAAGACTAAAGAGAGAAATGTATTGCCCAAGCCATTTTACAATGCAACAATATTCAACTGGAATACAAAACAAAAATGTGATTATTATGTATTTTGTAGTGTGTTTAAAGATTTTTCAAAGGGTTATATTTGTGGTATAATTAAACCTCAAAATTTCTATAACAAGGCAAGTTTTGCAAGGAAAGGAGATCCTGATGGAAATTATTTTAAATTCTTTAGTGATTGTTATAATTTACCATATTCTGAATTAAATAATATAAATATATTAGATTAATTTATATATAAGTGTTATAAACGTTTACTATGTATCGTAATTCATATCAGATAACAGAAGATATTTTGGATGTTGTATCATATAGTGGTATGCAAGGAGTATCAATAACACCACTCATTAGAAAATCTAATCTATCTCACAAAAGAATGATAGGGTTTATTAATAAATTAACACAATCAAACTTAGTAAATAAAATAGACTCTGACGGAAAGACAACGTTTGTCATAACAGAAAAAGGCAGACTCTATCTTGAAGAGTATAAAAAGTTTTCAAACATAGCTGAGAATTTTGGATTAGAATTATAAACATATATATATCCATCATTTATTTACACTAATATGAAAAATTCAATATTATTAGCAGTATTGGTCAGTGTAGCCCTGACCTCTGGTGTTAGTGTATATGCAGAAACAGCAACAGTTGAAGTACCATTTAATTCACATGGACAAACATGTAACTTTGATGAAATTGCAGTAGAGTTTCATTGTGTTTGGCAAGGATTCAAAGAGGTCTATACGATAGAAGACCTCAAAGAGTACAAGGAACTCTTGACAGCAGAAAGATATGATCAAGAAATTCAAAAACTCAATGAACAAGCCTTGGCAGAAATTGCAATAGAACAAGCAAAGTTAACACCTAACGAGAAAACAATCCAAAAGATTGAAGAAAAGTTAGCAAAAGGCATTGCAACTGCAACAGATAGTGTCTACATGAATTTGCTCAAAGAACTCAACACTTGTAAACAAGGAATGGATCGACAAACAGCACCATTCCAAGAAGCAAGAGAGTTTGAGATTTCAGAGTTCAATCTATGGCAAGTCAACAACGTTCCAGTTGAAGGTCATCTAGGTCAACTTGTAATGGCAGTAGAAGAATGTCGAGCTCAAATTGCCTTGAAAAAGGTAGTTGGTGAGGGATATTCCAATATGCCTACAGGAGATGATGATGTTCAATTCAGTTTACTTGTAGAGTATGAAGGACAACGAGCACTAAACTTTGAAGACCATACTGCAACACATAGAAACATTGACAGATCACTAATTTGTGGAAACAATCAGTTTCCATTAACACATCAAGCACAATTCGGGTGTGAAGTCCTCTATGATGGAAAAACAGTAGAACAGATCGAAGCAGAGAATAATGCACGATTTGGAACTGATGGTGTAATACATTATGAAAGTGAATTACTCACAGAATTTCATGCTTTCATGGAATCCTATGGAAACAAAATCGCAACTGTTGAAGATAAGGTAAACGCTGAGAAATTAGCAGAACCAATCGCAAAAGAGATGATTGAGAACAATAACTTTGTTCAACATCAACTTAGAAACGATTTACAATAGGGAATCCCCCTTTTTATTTATTTTTTTATTTTTACAGTTATGACTGTCTGCAAAAAATGTGGTCATGGTATGATATTACATGGGTGTGTTGATGGTGTAGGTTACTGTAGTGAAGGTAATGGTGATTGGTGTAATTGTACAGAAAAAGGAAAGACTTATGAAGAAGAGATTGCTGAATTAAAGTAATGATTTATCCTTCTTGTAAAGATAAAAAACATTTTCAATGTCCCACTCAATATGCTGGTCTAGAACCATGTAGATGTATTTGTCATAAGATAGGTAATGGATAATGAGATGCAAAAAATGTTCTAAAACATTCAAGTCATGTGGTTGTACAGGTAAACACTGCTGGGAATCATCACAACAATGTTTTTATTGTCATTATTTGGGTATTAATCCAAATATGAGTAGAAGTATTAAGATATGAAATGTCAACGTTGTAATGAGGATATGGATAAAATGACTGTATGTCATCAAATATGTCCTAATTGTGGAGCAGTAGTAGATTGTTCTGATGGGGTATTTGAGTAAGAAAAGTATT